ATGAAATTATATCAATTGTTATTTTTAAATGAAGACATGCGACCGGGGAGTGATGCATTGTCTGAAGGTCTTGCAGCAATCTTTGATTCTAATTCAAAACGAATTACTTTGTTTAGTCCTAGCAAGTTCAAAGAGTTTGTTGAAAAAGCTATAAATGAAAATGGCACTTTCACAACAGACGATATCTTGAAAGCAGCAGAACCAAAAGCTCGAATTATATTTGGTTATATAAGCTATGATGACATTTTATCAGATTTAACCTCAGTAAGCACAAGTGGAGCTATTTCTGGATTTGGTCCATTAATGTATCAATTGTTGATGTATGTAATTAAACCAAGTTGGCTTATTTCAGATACAACTCTTAAACCAGCAAGTTTAAAAGTCTGGCAAAAGATGTATGAATTAAGCGAAAAGAATGTATATGAGCGTGCTTTTCTTAGAACTTTTAGCCAATCAGCTTTTATGAGTCGAACTGAACTTGGTTATGATGCTGCTGCAATTAAAGCTTATCTTAAAGACAGTTATGGAGATCCATACGAAAAAAGATTTTTAGAGTGGTTGAAAGCAAACAACAAAGAACCAAAAGAGTTTGGGTTTCTTTGGGCATATCGTAAAAAAGACTTTGATGGAAGTTTTGGAACATTGCTTGCTAATGGAGAAAATGCTGTTCAAGAAATTTCAGATATGTTTAATATAAACAAGCAAGTTATCTCAAGAATAGGTGCAGTGTTTTTTACAAACGTATATGGCACAGAAAAAAGTTACTAGGAGTGGTGACATGAAACTATATCCATTACTATTTTTAAATGAAAAAGCAAAAAGTCCCCAAGAAGCTCTTTCAGAGGGCGTTGGATTTATTGTTTCTAAGATTTCTGGGACTGCTATTATTTTGTTTGATACAAAGAAAGCAATTGAAAATTTTGATGAAGATTCAAACAAACTAGACGACGCAGGTGCGATTGTTGGTTTAATTGATTTCTTTCAAGAAGAAATTGACTTATATAAGGTAAATGGTAGTGCTGGTGTTTTAAACTATGGTCCATTAGCTTATCAAATTGCAATGCAACATATTGGCAACAAGAATTGGTTAATGTGTGACAACACTCTTAAGCCTGCAAGCGAATTCGTTTGGCAAAAAATGTTTGAATTATCAAACAAAGGAATTTACAAACGTAAATGGCTTGGACAATGGGGATCTTGGTACTTGCTACCACGTATGGAAATAACAGAAGCAGCAAAAACTGATTTAGAAGAATATTTTAAAAAAATTGAAGAAAATAAAGTTGATTACAAAAACGAACAACAATTCCTTGATTGGCTTAAAGAAAAAGGATTAAACCCAGAGAAATATGGTTATCTCTGGGTTTACAATCTTTCTTCTCCTATGGACACATCAGAATTAAATAAAAAAGGTAAAGAAGCAATTACTGCTATACGAAAAAATAATTTTCCAAAATATACTGTTACTGATATTGCTACAACTATCACAGAAGCTGGTAGAAAATTCTTTTCAAGAATGTATGGTTCAGACGCAAGTTATTTAGAATAAGCTTACATGTCTTTATCAAGTTCTGGTGAAACTGATTTAACAGGCTGTTCTGGGCTACTTATTTCTGGTTCTTGATCTGCCCATAGTCTTGCCATGTTACGATCTGTTGATGCTTCAAACTCAAAAAGGTTTTCAAGCATTTCTTGAAGAGCTAATGCGTTTGGATTATGAACTGCTGGTGAAGCAGAAATAACTTTTGCTTTACGTCGTCTACGTCCTTTTTGTACCGGTTTCATACCTGTTATCAAACCAGAAGAAACTAAACCAGCACCACCTGTGCTTATTGCGTTAAATTCTTCAAGCTTTTCTTCAAAAATCAAATCAAAAAGTTTTATTTTCATTGTTGTTCATATTGTAAATATTTACTTCAAAAGAAGGAAGCAAATTTATGAGAGATAAAAGCTATAAAAGATTTTTGTTTAAAGAAGCTGTTGACGTTTCTGGCAAAGACATATTTGCAAATGCAGAAGTAATGACCCCAGCGGAATTTGTTAGAGACTACGGTGCAGAAGAATCTCAAGAAATGACAAACGAGCAAAAGTTTGTTAGTCTTTATGAGATTATCTTTGAAGCAAAAAAAGGTTACCAAAAACGCTTTCCAAAACCACCACAAACAGTTCTTACACCAGATGGAGATATTAAAGGAGCAGAAGTATCACCAGAAAAATTGTCAGACATTCTTGCAGTGCGTGCAAAAAAAGGTGCTTTGCCATCAAATGTACCATTCATTCATCCTAGCACAGCAGCCGCAACAATAGTTCCTGCTGGTTCTCTTGCGAAAGGCAAGAGAGAAACAAAACAAGAAGATGATATCGTTGTTGTTGATGAACAAAACAAACCAATTGATTTGGATGTTCTTTCAAGAAAACTAACAGATTACAGCAATCCAAAGTTTAAACTTCTAAAACAAAACGAAAAAATGAAGAAGAGCTCAACTGGAGAGTATGAAGCATTTTACAATATTGGTATCCCCGCAATCATGGGTATGGTGTTTGATGAAAAAGAAAACAAGTTTAAAATTATAAACACTTGTCCATCAGCAGGATCTTGTATTCATGTTTGTTATGCCACCAAAGGTGGCTATGTGCAGTTCCAAGCTGTTTCTGAAAGACAAAATCTTACATTGAATCTTCTTTATAATCATCCAGACAAATATATTGACAAAGCTGTTGATGAAATTGTTAAAGTTGTAAAAGCCCATGCAACACCAACAAAAGAATTGCCAAGAGGAATCAAAACAATTATTCGTTGGCATGACGCTGGAGACTTTTTCTCTGAAGATTATCTTCGTTTATCATTGCATATCATCGAACGTGTAAAAGATGCTCTTCCATCCTTCTATCATGACTTTATTCAATTCTATGCTTACACAAAACGTGCTAAGATGGTTGAACCATTCCAAGACAAAGGCTTGCTACTTCGCAAATCAATTGGAGCCAAACCAGAAGAAGAACGTGAAATTCATCCAGAAAAAGATTTGTTCTCCCAAATTGTTCCTAAGTCTGTAAAAGATGACATGTTGAAACAAGATGTGATTGAAAGAATTGGAGAAGGAGAAGAAGAAGGTAAATTTATCGTTAAACCCGGTAAAGATGATATTCTCAAAAAAGCAATCAAAAACAGTCCAGAAGTTAAATTCAAAAACTCTTATCCAATGCTTACAATGGCAGAATATGAAGACATTGAAGACACTCTTAAAAGAACAAAAGAAAAAGTTAACGTTATCATTCTTCCCGGTGAAAATGATCGTCCAGCAAAAGATCCAAATGTTGCTGGTGTCTATCTAATGTTCCACTGAAACAAAAAAGAAAAACATGAAACAACATCTTAAAACAATAATCAAGCAAATTGTTGCAGAAGAAATGCAAAAAGAAGGTAAGGGTTATCTTAGAGGAGCAGCCCTTGCTGGATTGTTAGCTCTTGGAGGAAACAAACTTATTGGCAGTGCAGATAAAGCAGAACCATCATCACAAACACAACAAATTGACACAGTGCAAAGTCTTGCAGATTTTGCTGTAAATAATCTTAAGCAAGATTTTGAAGGCATGGATCAAGCACAAATGCAAGTTATTGATCAACTTGAATCAATTGAAAATTTCCAAGGTAGTGATGATGAACTCTTCGAAAAACTAAGAATTTTAGCTGTTAGACTTCAAAGAGCTGGCCTTGTTTCTTCTACTGTACGTGATTATATGGATCGATATCGCAGTCTAAAAGCTGCAAGATCCACCAGATAATCAACCTTCACAAGCTTTACATTCAGTGCTTTCTCGTTTGTATTCTCTACTTCCACTATCGCCTCTAATAACAGAACTAGTACGTAGATAATACAATGAATTCAAACCTTCAGCATGTGCCATCAGATGCACTTCATGAATGTATTTTGGATCAGCATTCTCTGGGAAGAAAAGATTTAAGCTTTGACCTTGATCAATCCAACGCTGACGTTGACCAGCAAGTTTAACCAAGGTAAATTGATTAAGCTCTCTAGCAGTTAGAAACACTTCTTTTTCTTCAACACTTAAAAAGTCCAAGTGTTGAACTGATCCATTCTCACGTTCAATGCTCTTCCATACTTCATCTGTGTTTTGTTTTTTTGCTTCAAGCAATGCAACCAAGGTACGGTTCTTTTGAATAATGGTTCCTTTTGCACTTTTTTGAACGAATACGTTTGCTGCCCAAGGTTCAATACTGGGAGAAACGTTGCCAGAGATAAGTGAATTAGAAACGGTTGGTGCAAGCGCAATAAGGTGGGTATTACGCCTTCCAGAACCAACACACCACTCTGGTTCACCATATTCTTTTGCGAGCTCTGTAGAGGCTTTAAAAGCCTTCTTGTGCATACCAGAAAACATTTGACCGTTAATACGAAACGCTTCAAATGAATCAACTGGAATCATATGTTCTTGAAGATATGTGTGAAATCCAAGAACTCCAAGACCAATTGCTCTTCCTTTTTCTGCTGAACGTACTGCTCGTTCAAAGCCGGGAATATTCTTTGCCTTGTCAATAAATTCAGAAAGAATTCCATCAAGGAACCATGTAGCTAGTTCCACTGCATCTGTATCCTTCCATTCATCCCAACGAGCGAGATTCATAGAAGAAAGGCAACAAACAAAGCTATGGTCCTTATCTGTGTGAAGGAAAATCTCTGTGCAAATGTTTGAGCCATGTACATCTAGATTACGTTCCTTATAGCAATCTGGACGATTACGTGCAACGTTATCGGTAAAGAAAAGATATGGTTCACCTGTTTCCATTCTGGCTTTTAGAATCTCTTGCCACTTTTCTCTTGCTTCTTTATCTCCAGCTTTTGCTCTTTCAATAAAATCATCTGTAATGCAAATGCCATGATGCGTGTTTAAGCATTGACGATTTTGATCTCCTTCGGGTCTACGCATACGAATAAATTGCCAAAAATCCCCATGATCTACTGGGAGATAAGCAGCAGAAGCTCCTCTACGAACACCACCTTGAGATACACCAATGGTTGTTGAATCTTGAATCTTGATAAATGGAAGAACTCCCTCTGACTTACCATTGTCACGAATGCTAGCTCCTTGTGGACGTACACCATTCCAATGTACTCCAACACCACCACCATTTTTGGTCATTGATGCCAACTCATGCATAGAGCTCATAATACCATCAATAGAATCTGGTACATAAACAGAAAAGCAAGAAATAGGGAGCCCTCTTGTTGTACCTGTATTGGCAGCAACTGGTGTAGCAAGACCTAGCCAGTTCTTCCACAGAAGATCAAAAAACTTTGGAGCTAGATCCATACGGTTAAGATATCTTGCAGATGAATCAGAAACACGCTGCCACATTTGACGAGGTGTTTCTCCTTTGAGAAGGTAAGTGCCACGAAGCATTCTATAGCTTTCTTCTGTAAGCCATTCTGGTGCTTCGTTCTCTGTTTTTAGTTTTTGAAGTTCTTTTGCGGTAGACATATTCATTTTCCTTCCCAGATATTTGAAAAATCAACATGACCCTTGGAGTAGCTTGTAACCTTTTGTGCAAAGAAATCAGTATGTTCAACTCCAGCAGTCATAAGATCAAACCATGACATACGCTTTACTGCTTCTTGATCAATATTCTTCCAATTCATTTTAAGACCAAGTTCGCCAAGTTTAGTGTTGGCTCGATATCTAACAAATTGTTTTATGTCATGTGGATCAATACCCTCAATATTACAGTTTTCAAAAACTTTGTCAATGAAATCATCTTCAAGCTCTATAGTATCTCTTGCAGCCTGATATACAGATTTCTTTACCTCATCTGTCCACACTTCTGGGAATTCTTTAATGAATTCACGGAACAACCAACATCCTGCTTCGCTGTGCAAAGATTCATCTCTAACGGACCATGAGATGATCTGTCCCACTCCCTTAAGCTTGTTAAAGCGGGAGAAATTGAACAATACTGCAAAAGAGGAAAACAAAGATACTCCTTCTGTAAATGCAGAAAAGATAGCAAGCGAACGGGCGATATCATGTTTATCATCTCCTTTTACATCAACCAAGCGATCAAGTTTGGCTTTAGCTGTTGGCTCTTGAAGAAATGCATCATAGTTTGTTAGCCCCAAAGAATCATTGAGATATGCATAACCAATAGTATGCACTGTTTCCATGTTTCCAAAAGCTGTTCCCATCATAACAATTTCTGGGTGAGGAAACCATTTTGTAACTTTGGTAGTCCAGTAATCATTTACAACAAGTTCTGTTTGAATGAATCCCTTGAGAACTCCTCCAATTACTTGCTTTTCAGATTGAGTTAGGTTTTCAGCCCAATCTTGAATGTCAGACGCCATTTGAACTTCTGATGGCAGCCAATGTGCTTGTTGTTGTTTAAGCCAATAATCGTGAGACTTATCGTACAAAAATGGTTTGTATGTAGCTCTTGGATCTAAAATACTCATATAACTTCTCCGAGACGTAGTGCATATATCAATATATCATTGATGGTTGTTTAATTTGGTAAGCTGAAACTGTTCTTTGCTTTTCTTAATCGCCTCCTTGAAACGTGTAATTGTTGTGTCTTGCAATCTTTCTTTTTCAGCTTCCATTTCAACTTGCAAACCTTCGATTTCGTCTTGTGTAAGAACACGAAGCTTGCTGCGTGCGGTATCGACATGAACCTTGAATTGCAAACCATCAATCCCAAATCTGTTTTTAGCTACGAAAAGTGTACCCAATCCTGTAGCCTTTTGTGTGCTCAATCGTTGAAGGCCAAGCACAAAATCTGCTTCTGCTGCTTGACCATATGATTCAGCCATGTTCGTAAGATCAACAATATCACTCTTGGCTCCATCTTTATTGCTTTGAAGAGCAGTCCACACAGGACAATCAAGCTCTTTAGCCATCTTACGAATTTCTTGAATCACATATTGCATTTCCAATCGTGGCAAATCATAACGTTCTGTTGAACGAATAATACCAGCATAATCGATGATAATAAGATCTGGTTTAATGCCCTTGTAACTCATTTTTTCAATGTGAGCTTTAATGGTATTGCAAGTAATAGACCTTGCTGGAAATTCTTTAATGATAAGTCTGCCAAGATGATCTTTGTTAGCTTCGAAGAAGTCTTTAATAAGATCTTTTGCATCAATACAATCACTGCTGTTAATCTCTGTTAGATGAGAATCATAACGAATGCCTACATAGCGTTCATTAAGTTCCATTGTGTAGTGATAAACATTCTTACCTTTAAGCAATGCTTGAGCACCAAAATGAGTAAGAAGGTGAGACTTACCAACACCAGATGGAGCTACAACAATACCAATCTCTCCTGCGCCCAATCCTCCAGCCATTACCTTTTTTTCATCTAGTGCATCAATGCCTGTAGCAATTGGATGACGGAATGTTACTGAATAACGTGCATCAATATCGTTATTGTAATCATGACCAGCAGAACTTGCCATACCAGCAGCAATAGCTGTTTTCATGATATCAACAACTGTTTCATATTTGTCTGTGAGGATGATATCCACAGATTCAGAAAGAGCTTTCTTCAAAAGTTGTTGACGGCAAAAAGTAAACGCTTTGTCCTTAATCCAAGGAAGATCATTAAGTTCTTCATTCTTGATAACCTTTTGAAGAAAGGTATGGCATTGTTCACGCAGAACAATGTCTTGAGCGTTTGACAAATCATCTTTAATGATTGTGATAAGAAGTTCCATTGTTGGAAATTCTTTGTATTGGTTATAATAACCAATGAACTTGTTTGCAATAAGTTTTAGATAAACAGGTTCAAGTGTTTCTTCAACATTAAAGACTTCGATAAACTGTGTTGCCCATTGACGGTCTGTTAGTAGAGCTTGCATCACTTTTTCTTGGAAAGATTTGCCAAGGTTACCAAAGCCGGTTGTTTTTGATGACATATCAATTACTCCGTTGTTCTCGTTAAGATGTTTTTAGTATACTTGGCTTATTTCCGCATATAAATGTGAATTAAAACTTTTTCACAACCTATGGGATGATAACTATAACCAAGTTTAGGATTCCCTAATCAGCGTTTTTGCCATAGAAAACGTGGCATCCAAGTCTTGAGTCAGCGGAATGTCCGCTCCTGTAAAGGTTTTTATGTAACTTAATTTGTTGGCCGTTGGTTGAAAATTTTCAACCTTGAAGTCGATTTTTGAAATCTGTGTTGAGGCTAGGCAATTCGTATCCAAATACATTAATCGCCAGTTTCTATCAATGATATTTGTATGACCGATAATGTCAGTAAAGCATTTTAATGGTTTTTTAGAACCATTAATTGCCGTTTTAGCAGCCTCAACCAACCAATCTTTGTTTAGATCAACATCGTCACGTATAAAATCTGGGAAGCGTTGGGATATTGTTTTAAATCCAATACCGGGAACACCATCTAGGTTATCGCTGTTATCACCTATAACACTTCTTGCAAGAGTAATGTTTCTAGGTGATATGCCAAAGTTTTCTGTAACGTATTTTTGATCAATCAATATCTTTTTAGCTGGATCGTAAATTCTTACATTTGAATCTTCCAAAAGTTGATAAAAATCCTTGTCGTTGCTTACAACAATTTTGCTGCAATTGAATGATTGAAACTTACGTTTTACAAGGTATGCAATAACATCATCTGCTTCTGTGTCAGGAACATATAACTGACAAACAGGTAAATGACCTAAAGCCTTTGTAATCAATTGCAATTGATAAATTTTGTTTTTTATGTTGCTGCTAGGAATGATTTTACCATCATTCCGATAAATCTCTTGCAACCCTTTATTTGTTGCACGATTAGCTTTGTATTCAGAATATATGTGTTTTCTTCTTGGTGAAGCACCACCTTGTTCCCAAACAACAAAAACACGCTCAGGTTTTAAAAGCGAAATAATACCTCCTAATGCTTTTATAAAACCAACGGTCCCGCCCACCAATTCTCCACCAGCATTCACTGTTTCATTAACCATGAAATGCCGCAGAAAAACATTAAGACCGTCTATAATCACGTAGTTTTTACTTAACATTTTGCACCTTCTTATATCAAATCAAATGGCTGATTTATTCTTTCACTGGAAACTCCTATAAGGCCAACTTCTCCAGAACATAATAACATGCGACTGTATATCGTATATGATTGTTGTTTAGATAACACAAATTGCCCTAAATGAATTCCAATTGGATCACCAAATTTAAAACTTAAAAACACAGGATTTTGAAACAAAACATCTATTTGACTTCTGGAACCATCACGCCAACAAAAATCTGACCATGTATGATCTTTGTTCGTAGCATCAATGCATTCATCACCAGATAAAAATAAAGTGTTTTTATTGCTAAAAGAAAGCATGGTGCGTATCACAGTAAAATTTTGATTGCTTTTGTTTGACCAACCCTCAATGTTTAGAAAAGCTTTGCGTCCTTCCCATCTATTACTGTCATGAATATCAAAGCCTTTAACAAATGTTCCCGGTTTTAAATTGAATAAGTCAACAGCAAGCATACCTCATGCACCTGTTGATCCAAATCCACCAGTGCCACGATTTGATTCCTTAACAGCATCTGTCTCCCTAAACGTTACTTTATTATACGGACCATTAGCAACAATTAGCTGAACAACTAATTGTGCAACTCTATCACCTTGCTTGATTTGATACGGTACCTTAGAGAGATTTGCAAGAACCACGCCAATCTCTCCCCTGTAGTTTCTATCAACTGTACCAGTAACAGGGAAAACTAAATTTCTTGAAAGCCCAGAACGTGATCTAATATCCAAAAAATATTCATATTGCGTTGGAGCATACATTTCAATTCCCGCCAACTGCAATCCTGTACGTACAACTGCTACTGATCCCGGTTCTAGTGTTTGATCTTCTACTGCATAAATGTCAAAACCTGCGTCTCCTTCAGCATGAGCAGACTTTGGCAATTGAGCGTTGGGATGTGTTTTAATAAATTCAATGTTAACTGTTGTCATTGTTTTAACTCCTGCTTGTGAATGTAGCAATTCAGAAAATTGAATTAAAACAAAAAAGGAAAGGCCCAGAGCTTTCGCTCTGGGCCTTTGTGTTAAGGCTAGTTATTCGCTAGCGGGCTCTCAACGCTTGCGAGTGCGAGCCTTGACAGGGGTACCAGCAGCAGCGGGAGCAGTGGGAGTAGCGGGAGCAGAGCTCTTAGTGGTTGCCGCAGCAGCGGGAGCAGGGGTAGTGAAGAGGCGCAGCAAGAGCGACTCAATGTGAGGGTGAACCTTGAAGGCATTGCTTTGTTGCATGTTAACAGCCTTCCAAGCTCCCATCATAACCTCGGCAGGGCAATCATGCATATATGCAGCCATTTCCTTAGCCTCGGCATCAGTGAGAACATGGTTCTTAAGCTTGTGATCCAGCTTACCCATGATATCGATATACTTGCCGTGACGAATAACCTCGTCGGAGGGGAGACGGCTCTTCGCAGCGTTCCAATCCTTAAGAACATCATCAGCGGAGATATCTGCACCACGCTCCTTCACAAACTTCCAGAAGGAATTAGCAGCCTCAAAACCAACCATGCTTGCAGCCATGTGGCAGAACAAAACATTGTTGAAATCTTCATAAAGACCGCTCTGAAGAAGCTCGGCATCAAGATTACCCCATGCACGACGATCAGGATACTTCTTGTTAGGCTCACAAGTATCCTTATACTCCAGATAACGCTCGTTAGAGCGAATAAACTCAACCATTGCCTGATTGCAGTTAATGGAAGCCCAATCAAGCCAATCTTGAACGGTAGGATCAAGATCAACAACAGCGTAACGGCTCAGGGCCGCAGGGTCCATTGGAGTAACGTCATACTGGTCACCGACGTTGACCGCAACCATGATGCGAGTACCATCATGCAGCAGGTTACCATCGAAAGCCTTGCTATCAGCGAGCTGGAAGGTAGCTTGCTCAACACCCTTGATCGCTCGGTTGAGCTCATCAAGGAACAGGACGCAGGGAAACTCGCAGGTAGCAAGAAGCCACTCACAGGCTCGAAACACCGTACCACCACGGTTACCCTCGAAAGGAATACCGGTAATATCACCCTCAGTCATCTGAGACAGACGACGCTCCACAACAGGGATACCCATGTCATAGTGCCAAAGGTTTTGGGGATAATCCGCATAATCAGGGTTGCTGCCGTTACGCTTCCAGAAAGAAGCGAGCATCTTAGCAAAACCAGAATCCTTACAAAGAGCAGCGGTAACACGCTCGCAGTTACCACGATCCATGTAAAAATCGTGATGGAGTTCACCAGCGATCTGGTAAACAACCTGAGACTTGCCGATACCATGACGACCTCGGAGCATGGTCGCACGGTTAGACGAAAACCGCTTGAAGAGATTCTTGGTGGACTTGATATCGAGAGAGAGAGCCGAGAGAGCCATTTGTTGTTCCTTAACCTTTCTGAAACCAGTATAGCAGGTGTTTCTAATTGTCTAAAGCTTATTTTTATTTTTTTATTTTTTCAATAAACGCTTGGATTTAGCTTTGAATAATCGCTTCGAGCGAGAGAAAATGTATATTTTACTGCTTCTCTGCGAGCAACAGGGTCACAAGCCTCACAAATGAAATAAATTGGTTCATTGCAAATATAGCGCATTGCTCCTTTTCTGGGTTCATGGCAGCACTCACAAATGCTTTCTTCGGGCCAAAGGTAGTTAAACATTTAATTAATCAAGCCCTCTTAACGGACTTGTCCTCCTTACCCATCTTGACCACGAGATCACCGGGACGGGGAGCACCAGCATCACCATGCTCAGTGATTACCCACAAAACCCTTGTGCCAACAATTGCACCCATCTTAGGAGCATAACCATCAGTAAACATGATTACTGCGCTGTACTTACCACGATTCTTAGAATCGTTCAAGAACTTTTGAACACAATCAAAATCAGTACCACCACAACGGGTACGCTTCCACTGAAAATTCTGACCGTTCTTAATGCTCTTGAAGCTGGACATATCAATTTCCGTATCGAAATTGACGATATCGATTTGTGCTTCCTTGCTGCAAGCAAAAGCTTCTGCAAGACCACGTTGAACGTCACTGTCACTAACCGATCCAGATTGATCGATAGCCCACAAAACGTTAGCAACAGTGCTACGCTTTGCTCCCGGCATCAGATAAGGCAAACGCTTATTGATACGCTTCATGGTACTTTGACGCTCAATGCTCCGAGCCCGTCCGATAAACATACGCAGAATTGCCTTCCAATCGAGCTCATTGCGAAGCATAGCTTCAATTGCTCCAATCATTTCGTTTGGAACAGAACCCCATGATCCTCGACGCTGCGCTTCCTTAGCTCCCTTTTCAACGAGTTCCCTAATACGCTCACGCACAATATCACGCATTTCTTCGGGTACTTCTCCCCATTGACCATGCGAATCAAGGGTTTCACCCTCGCCATTTCCGATTTCAAGGGTATATTCCCCTTCACCGTTCTTATTACCATTCTGCTCGGCATATTCCTCAAGACGAGCCATGTACCAATCAGCACTCTCCATCTTGGGGAAATTACGAATAAGATCCGCAAGCTTAGGATCGTCGGTCTTTGGAGCCCTGCCGGGAAGAAGGCAAAACTCAGGCAAATTGCTATCACCGATAATGCTGTTAATAGCAAGATCGGTAGCAACGTTCCAAAGCCTAGAACGACGACGGTCAGCGACAGCACGCTCTGCAATGTGCATAAACAGCACATGGCAAAGTTCATGCTTGAAAACACCCTTGCGATGCTTGGAAATAAGACCACGCATGAAGTCAGGGTTATAACCAAGCTTGACATTGCCTTGTCTGTCTGCACAGACATAAGCAGTATCAACCTTCCAATCAGCAACCTTTGGCAGCATCATGGAAATAGTGCCAAAGAAAGGCTCTTCCTGATGAAGCTGAAGGAATTCTTGGTCAAACCTGTATTCGTCGCTTGACACGTTAGGGTCAGGCTCATGACGAACGTCGATAGAAGTTACCTTGTTGGTAGTGTCGGAATTTTGGTTTGTCATGTTCATAGAATATCATCTATAAATAGCAATCTAAAGATAATATTTTCTGGCTTATTTTACAGGGATTTATTATTTTCAATCAATGTTTACGTTTTATCTCCTTTAAAATAGGAGAAAATTATATAAAGGGGTATTCTAATTATTTTTTAATTGGAGAAGTAAAATGAGCTTACCACCGGATGTAGAAAGCTTTATAAGCCAAGTTAGTAAAAATTACGGAAATGTAAAAATTGTACCAAAAAGTTCATCAAAACTTATGAGATTAATTGGTTGGTTGTTTTCAAAAACCAAGATTTCTCCAGAGTTTATGACAAAATACATAACAACAATTGGAGATACGATATATTGGCCCGATCAAGGATTGGTTAATCCTGACAGTGAAAGCATGTTGCGTGTTGTTGTGCATGAAACAGTACACGTTGCTGACTCTAAACGCTTTACTAGCTTACTTTTTAGTTTTTTATATCTATTTCCTCAATCACTTGCTGCATTGGCTCTATTAAGCCTTTTAGCGGCTTGGAAAATACAATTTATTTGGTGTTTATTGTTTTTGTTGTTTCTTGCTCCTATTCCAGCACCATTTCGTTATTGGTTTGAATTAAGAGCATATCGAACAAGTTTAATGTTTGCTAAATTGGAAGATAAACAATCTGGAGATGAATTAATTCCAATTTATGAATGGATTGAAGGACAGTTATGTACTCAATTTTATTACTGGACTTGGCCGTTTCCAAAACTTGTACGTAAAAATTTAATGGAAAAACAAGTTAATAAAGATCAAATATACAAAGATATTAATTGCTGGTTGTTTGTGCGGAAACTTAAAAAAACAATAGCTAGTGGAACATAACCAATAGAAGAGAGTAATAGTTAATCAATATCATGAAGAATATTATGTTGCTTCGACTTATTGAAGAAGAAATAAACAAAGCATTAATTGATTTAGAAAATGGCACATTGCTGGAACAAACGCCTCCAGCAGATCCATCTGCTGCCGCTCCTGCTGATCCAAATGCTGCTCCTCCCGCAGATCCTGCCGCTGGAGGAGAAGAAGAGTCAGATACTAGCGGTGAAGAAGAATCAGATGATGTAGCTGAAAAAATCAAATCTTTGGCAAAGAAAACAACGGCTGACATAAAGAAAACTTTGCTTTCTGATATGCAAGACGGAGAACGTGAAAAAGCTGAAAAAGTTATTGCAACAGTTCAAGAAGATGAAGAAAACAAAGAAGTTACTTCTGATCTTAAAAAAGCTGTAGGAGAAATTCAAAGAGTTTTCAACTTTAAAGTTTCAGATGAAATAAAAGACGAAATAAAAAAGAAAACACAAGAAAAGAAAGAAAAAGAAGATAAAGAGAAAAAAGAAAAAGAAGAAACTAAAAAAACCTCAGAAGCTGGTACTCCTGCGACACCCGCTGCTCCTGCTGCACCAGTTACAGAATCTAAATTGCAAACGCTTTTAAGAGAATATTTACTATATAAGCAACTATACGAAAAAGAGGCTAATAAATGAAGTATACAAAGCAAGAAAAGCTTAAAGCAATTTTAAAAGAATGTGCTTGTCAAGCAATGAAAGACATGCATGATATGCCTTCACTTGGCATGGGACCAAAGTCAATAAAGGTTATTCGTCTTGGTGAACCAGAAATCAAAGATGGTTTGTTTCCATCTTTAGGAAAAATGGATATGGATGATGATCATCATGATGATTCACACTGGGATGACGATGACCAAGGTGAAAAAAGCATGATTATGTCAAATCTTGCAAAAATTAGCGATAAAGCTAATGAACTTCGTAGTTTAGCCGCAGAAGTTAGTGACAATGAAGAGTGGGTACAAGAAAAGATTGCAGTTGCTTCAGCAATGATCGATTCAATCTACAACTACCTAAAATATCGTGAATGAGGTATAAATCATGATTACAGAAGCAAAACTAAAAAAACTTGTATCTCTTATGGTAGACCGTAAGATTGCCTTGCTAAAAGAAGGTAAGAAGTTCCAAGCAATTAGATCATTAACCATTCAAGCACAACAAACAGCAATGAAATTTGAAGAAGACATTGTTGATGCGTTGGAATTGAAAGACCCAGATGAACTATCTGATGAAGAACAAAAGATTTATGCACAAGCTATGGCAGATATGCATAGCAAAATGATCGAAGCTGTTGTTCATGCTGCTGAAGTTGTTAAACACCTTTCTGAACGTCCACAAAACGAAGAGAAAAAAGGTAAAAGCAAACTAGCAATGGGAAACACAGTAGAAAAACCTTTACCAACATTATAAACAATACATCAAGAATATCTTAGTCTACTATAGTTTATGCATCCATCTACAATTTGGAGTATAAACTATGGCAATGACAGAAGAAGAAGCTAGAGAACTTAAAAACAGTATTTTTGCTGCTCAACAAGCTGCTCAAGGTGGCTTACCAGTGGTTCAAGGTATGCCTGTGCAAAATGCTGCACAAGCAGCTAAACGTGATTTTGGTTTTGAACTACCTGTAGCATCTGTTCCACTACCTAGCCGTGGACTTGTGTATCCTGATGGTCCTCTTCATATGGCTGAATCAGTTGATATTAAAGCCATGACAGCTAAAGAAGAAGACATTCTGATGAATCGTACCCTTGTTCGTAAGGGTACAGTTATTACGGAGCTTATTAAAAGCTGTGTTATTGATAAAAACATTGATGTAAATGGTATGATTTCTGGTGATCGTAACGCATTAATGGTTGCAGTACGCATCACAGGCTATGGTGCAGATTATTCACCAAAGGTTACTTGCCCATCATGTGAGGCTCAACAAGATTGGAGCTTAAATCTTGAAAACCTACCAGTGAAAGAACTTGATTTGCAAAGGTTGCACCAAATTGGTGAAGGACAAAATGCGTTCGAATTTACTTTGCCAAGAACCAAGAAAGTGGTTGTGTTTAAGTTTCTAACTGGTCGAGAAGAAGAAAGAATGCTTCAAGACATTGAAGCAAAACGTAAGAAAGGTATTGTACAAGAAAATCTTGTTACAACCAAGCTTATGAATTCAATTATTTCAATTGACGGTGTTGTAGAACGTGGATATATCAACCAATTTTGTCAATATATGCCAGCAGCAGATAGCTTGGCATTGCGTAAGGTTATTGATGATGGTGAACCCGGAATTGATATGAGTTCTGATTTTGTATGCACAAGTTGTGGTCATCAGGAGGTTTTGACCGTACCACTCGGTCCAAGCTTTTTTTGGCCTAACGCCCGATAATCTTGAAGAAGTTTTATTAGAGCCAATGTTTTTGTTGGGTTATTATTACGGAATGGATGTTGAAACTTATTATAATTTCCCAGTTAGATATAAACGATGGCTAATAGAACGAATTAATACAGAAATTGCAAAAGCTACAGAAAACAAATCAGATATTCCATCTAAAGCCGTTCATCACAATACTCCAGATATTAGATCTCTTACAGGTAAAGCTAGACAATTTGGCATGAACGGCAAAACTCAAAGATTTACCTGACATCTAAACAAAACAATACATGGTTTGACATACTTCATCCTATGTCAAATTTCATGTATACTATCGGTATTCCTATGCCTCAAGGTGGAGAACTTTATCAGTTCGATGGAGAAAAATCACTATTAGGCTCTGTTCAACAACCTGTTGGTAGGTTTGTGTTAACTCGACCATTAGTTCAACCAAACCCACTTTCGACTGTTCAAAAAGGAACAAGGTTTGGTAAGCTTATTGTTAGACAGTATGATAGGCTTGGAAACATGATGAAATTGGTTGAATATCAAGACGTTCGTGTGTTACAACTTATCGATGGTCCAGACCTAATCTTGGAGTTTATGTATAAACCATGAATAATAAAACAGGAATATTAACAGTTTATGCCGGTCCTATGTATGCTGGGAAAACAACAGCATTGATTGCAGAGCTAGAATCAAGCTTAGAAGTAGATTTAAATGTTTTGGTTGTTAAGCCAAGCATTGATAACAGATACTCAGAAGAAGATATTGTATCACATGATGGTGTTTCGTTACAACAAGTAACAGGACATAAAGTTAAAAGACTTCCAGTAGACGGTATAATTGATCCAAAAGATATGGAAAATGTTAATGTGCTTTTAATTGATGAAGCACAGTTTTTCACTGATTTGTGTAACAACTGGGTAACTCTTTATTTGGAAAGAGGAATTGATGTTGTTGCTGTTGGTTTAGACATGGACAGTGAAGGTAAACCTTTTGGTTCAATGCCTTACTTGCTATCGTTAGCTAACTGTGTTTATAAACTTTCTGGTGTTTGTTCTGTTTGCAGCGATGATGCTACAAGAACATTCAGAAAGCTTTCTGCTCGATCTTCAGATCAAGTATTGATTGGTGGAGCAGAAACTTATGAACCAAGATGCTTTAATTGCTGGACTGTTGGACAAGCAGAAAAACATAGATTCATACGAAACTAATATTTATCTGTATGAATAAAGCAGAAATAAAGTTTGACGCTCATGTGAAAAAAGATGGTTCAATTGTATTAACAAACGATCTTCATCAAAAAGGTTTTTGATCAAATTGAAAAAGAATTCAAAGGGTGATTATCAATATTTGTTACCACTCATTCCCAAGCACGACAGCTCCAGAACTTAGCTTTAGTCCGTGGACCGGGATTAGAACAGTTGTGACGAGCTCTAAAGCTTTTGCGACGTTTTGGATTATTCTTTTTAATCCTCATATTTCTGTCTCCAAAAGTTACTTTTTTAACGTTGCCCGTTTTTGGATCACGAACATATACTTTTGATTTCTTTTTTTCGCCGGGATCGTTGGGCATTGGTTTTCCAAGAGGAACCTTGCGACCATGATAATCGGCTTCTGTTAACAATTTATGATGTTCGTTCATGTATGCGACAAGGCAACCTTCGCAAACAGGTGTTCCGTCTTCTAAAACAGCGCCCAATTCCAGAATGTTAACATTTTCTTCTGGTTGTTCTTCATCAAAAAGAAGATATTTATCTTTTTTTGGAAGATAAAGAGGATCTGTACGATAGTCTCTACGAACATCGTCTTTTTCTGCATCTTTTTTGTGTTTTTTTTCTTCGATTTCAGCAGTTAGTTCTTCAACTGCTTCTAGCAATAATTGTGCGAATTCTGTATTTGATAGCTTAGGCATTCTAGAACCTCAGTATCAATAGATATTATCCTCCAAGAGCTAACACACGATTTTCTAACTCTGTTACTTTGTTTTGTAAAGCATTGATAACATCAAGTAAGTTGTCAACTGTACCAACTTTTAATGTTCCATTTATTGTGCATGTTGAGTTTATAACCAATGGAACATTGATGTTGAATCCACTTGCATTTGCAGGTTCAACAGAAACAACTGGCTTATTATTTAATTTGTTTGTTGGCATGATTATATGTTGGTTAACAGTATAAAGGTTTTACAAATCAAAGTGGCCAATCTGCACCAAACTCAGATTTAAAATTTTTTGCGTCGATATTTTTCATATCCATTGCTCGAATTACACTGTCAACAGTAGCGCCGGGACGTTTTATTTCTTCTTGAAAATTTTTGCTGCTTTGCACAACTCTAGCTAAAATATCAATTTTCTTTTGATCTCCAGAAAGTTTAAATGGTGATTTTTTACCTGTTGACATGGTAACAAGTAAACTTGCAAAAATTAACTTGCCAAGAGTTGTCATTTTATAATCTGACAAAGCTGTGCTAATTGGTTTTGATAATTCTGGCAATCCCAAATATTCTTTCAAGAGTTTTTCTAAATTAGCTTGTTTGTTCATGTTGATAAATACTATTAACAAAATTAACGTATCGATACTTATTTGTGTTAGGAGTGTTTTGTAAATGGCTATTGCTGATAATCTTAAAGTTGCTCAACAACTGTTAGCTACCATGCAACAGATAACAATGCAAGCTGATCAGCAAACAAGGGCTTATCAAGCTCAAGCAGATTTAGTGGATGCATTATGCAAAGCACAAGAATGTTATAACAACCTTGACAAAAACAAATCTAGAGAATTAGCTGATTCAATGTCACAGGCTGGAGAAAAAACAAAATCATTCTCTGAATCAATAAGTGAAGCAGCAGAAAAAGGTGATGTTTTAGCTAATAAGATAAAAGGTATAACAGACAAGTTAAAAAAACTAGCGGTTCCAGCAGAGTTTTTAAATGGTTTTAAAGCTGGATTGAATTTTTCTAACAACCTTGTTAAGTCTTTATTTAGACTTGCTGGTCCTGTTATGGGACTGATGAAAGATTTGGGAGGAATACTTTTGTCTCTTCCCGGTCGTTTAATGGATTTCTTCCAAAATTCTGCAACTGGAGGTGTTGATCCTTATCGAGAAGCACTTGAAGAATTACGTGGAGAATTTGGTAACTTAGAGATAGGTACCTCGGCAGCAATTCGTAACATGACCGAAAGCATGAATGGTCTAGGTGATTCTGGACTTAAAATGGGTCAAGTTTTTGGTTATGGCCGAGAAGGTTTGGCAGCTTTATTAAGAGAAAACATGAAAGTTGCTCAAGAAATGGGACCGATATTTGATCAATTCTCTGCTTCACTTAGAGGAGCAGAAAGTGATTTTACGGTTCTAAGAAAAGCAACTAATTTAAGCGGTGAAGCATTTAAAGGTTTGTTTTTGTCTGCACAAGACGCTGGTATGTCTTCTGCACAAATGGTTAAAGAGTTGACTAAAGACGTTGCTAGAGCAGAACGAGCATTTGGCATATCAGCTAAGTTGTATGGCAAAGATATGGAGTACATGATAAAAGAAACGGCATCGTTTGGTATCATGGGCAGAAAAGAAATGCTTTCTGTAAGCACCTATGCAAGAAAATTAGGTGTTTCGCTTGAAGCTCTTAAAGCTGTTATGGATAAAACTTTGAATTTTGAAGATGTTGCTCAATCTTCTGCTAAGTTGAGTGAAGCTTTTGGTATTCAAATTGATAGCATGAAACTGCTAAATGCACAAACTGCTACAGAAAAAATGGAAATATACCGTAAAGCATTTTTTGCAACAGGTCAAAACATTGAGCAAATGACGAATGCTCAAAGAAAATTGCTTTCTGAACAAACTGGGTTGGATGAACAAAATTTGCGAATTGCATTCGCTCAGAAAAATAGAGCTTTAAGTGGAGCCCAACTTGACGCTCAAATGAAAAAACAACAAAAAACTCAAATATCTCAAGCTGAAGCTATGCAGCAATTAGCTAAATCCATTCAGCGATTGGTGAAAAGTGGGGAAGCCTTAAAAGGTGGATTTATCGAAATATTCATGAAAGGATTTTTCTCTGGAATTAAACGAACAAGAGAGTTTAGAGAAGTTGTAATGGCATTGCAACGTTCAATGCGAATAGTTTATTACGCCGGTAGAGAAGTTGGTAGAATGTTCGTTAAACTGTTTCCCGGTATTAAAGATATCCTTGGTGGGCTAAAGGATATGTTCAATCCAAGTCGATTTAGAAACTTAATGAAAAATGTTGTTAGAGAATTTCGTGATTTCTTTTTGTTGTTAAAAACAGATCCAAAAGCGGGCGTTGAAAACTTCATGAAGAACATGAAAAAAATCTTTTTTGACTTTTTCAGTAAAGGAACCCCAGCAGGATCTAAATTCCTTGATGGTTTGAAAACTTTCTTTAAGACTATTGGAATTATTTTTGTTCAAGGCATCAAATACAGTCTTGGTGCAATGAAAGATTTGCTTAAAGGTATTGTTGAATTTATTAAAAATCCATCTTCATTAACTTCTGCTGCTGGTGAGGTTGGAGATGGTTTGGCAGGTATGTTCAAACAAGCTTTTGCTTATATGGTAGTAGAGCTTGGACCAGTAATAAAAGAATTGGGCAAAGTTTTTGTTGAGTTAATGAAAACTTTATATGAAAAATATATTCAGCCACATATGACTAAAATCATACTTGGTGGTCTTGCAATATTTCTTGGTCCTGCAATGGTTGCAGGACTTGTTAGAGGATTAATTGCTGGGTTGTTTAGTGGTGCTGGTATAGGAGCAATTTCAAAAGGCTTTACAAAACTTAGTTCTACTATTAGTAGTCTTTTTGGCGGTAAAGATAAAGATGGAAAAGATAAAGATAAAGATGATCCAAAAGATACGGAGAAAAAAGGAAAATCTGTAACTGAATCATTGATGAATGTCGCAAAAACAGTTACTATGTTTACTGTCGCTGTTTCTATTGTATTAGCTGCAATAATTGCTCTTTCTGTGTTGTATGAATCCGCAAACATAAAACCAGAAAGTCTTTTGGTTATGATTGCTGCATTTGCTGCAATTTCATTACTATTTGTTGGAATAGCAAAAGCCAATTTGTTTGAATCCCTT